CCATAGATCGTGGAGATGGTCGGGCTGGTGCTGCTGGGCAGGTACTGAGAAGCAATAGGCTTGCTGTACGTTCCGATGTCTTCCCAGGCCGTACGTGAAAGAGTCCCGATCGACCAGGCCTGCTCCAGGTAGTTGAGGGTCACGCAGCGGTCGATCTGCTCGCTGTTCGCAGAGCAGTACCACCAGGTCACCTCGTTGAACTGGGTGTTTACGCCGACGTGTACCTTCGGGAACTGATCCAGGTTGATGTCCTTGAACACGTAGTCTTGCACGGTGCACGGCAGCTTTTTGACCGTACCGTCGAACACGTGGAATGCGTCGCGAGCCATCCAGTAGGCCACGCCGTTCACATCCACAGAAGCGTGTGGACCGATCAGGCCGCAGTTGGCACCAAGCTGCTGGAACGAGAAGGTGAAGGGAGGCCCCACGTACTGCATGGCATGCAGGGAGGTGTCCGTCCAGATCAGGATCTGACCGCGCGAGCGTACCGCGGAGACGATGCGATTACCGTCCGTGAGCCGTTGCCCGCCGGCCGTGTTGGTGGCGGTGGCAACGAAGTCGTTGATGTTCTCCTGCGAGGAGAAGCGCACGTACATCGGATCCTGGGTATTTGGATTGCCGATGACGGATTCCGTGCCAAGGACTACGAGGTGGCGATCGGGGGTCGAAACCAACGAGTACTTGTTTTTTGTAGGAGCGCCAGAAATCACCGTCGCACGGGTCGTGATACCGCCCGCCGGGGACCACTCGTACAGCCCGCCATCTACGAACTGCAGAATGAGCTTTTCTCCGAAAGTATCAAACTGCCATACGCGCGACAGCAGCGTAAGCGCAACGGATGCGGGCCGAGGAGTGCCCCAGGTGCTCAGTCCCCAGGAGCCCGTTCCCCATCCGAAGTCGAAGTAGCTGACGTCCGATCCGACGTTGATCTGGTAGGTAGCTGTTGCGCTGCCCGTAGCGCTCGCCGTGGAGGTTGCAGCCGCCGGTGCCGTCAACTCGTAGGAGTTGGCGTTCAGCACCTTGGTGATCTCGTACTCCACTTCCAGGGTGGCGTTAGGAATGCCGCCGGGATTTCCGGAGACGCTGGAAAGCGTCACAAAGTCCCCGGTGATTGCTCCGTGGCCGGTGTCGTTGACAACGATGGTGGTAGAGCCGTTGGTGGTGTCGAACGTTACCCCGGAGTTCACGTCACGGATCGGGGTGACGTCTCCCCAGCCACCGCCATAAAAGATATAGACCTTTTTGGTGGTTCCGACTGCAAGGTAGGGGGAATTGCTGAGAGCATTCCAGGAGAAGATCTCGCTGACCATGCCCACAAGCGCCGGCGTGGAGCCGTTGAACTGCGTCCAGCCACCGATCTTCTCCGGCAGGCCGTAGCGGAAGCGAACATAGTCGCCGTCCGTCCAGCCGCCTTCCGCACCGTACTCGGTGTTCTGCTTGTCGATGCCCGGCTTGAGAAACAGTCGAAAGAAGGCCATGACCGTACTACCTCGTCAGTTCCCGAGGCCGCCTGCCCATTGCTGCAAGGCCCGAAGCTTCGCGTTTTCCTTGTCGCATTGCAGCGCAAGACCCCTCAGCTCGGGCCCGATGTCGGGGCCTGCCCCTTCTCCAGAATCTGCTCCAGTCGGTCCGACACCGCCCCCGGCGGGGGCGGAGGGACCAGCAGCTCCTTCGGGGGCCGAAGGGGTTCGGGGCACCGCGGGGGCGCGGCACAGCCGAACAGGAGCAGCAGGCACGGGACGGCTGCGCAAGCCATCAAGCTCTGTCGCGTACGCATTAGAAATCTCCTCTGCCCTCTTGCGGGCGGCCCGCTCGGAGGCGAGGTCGCGCTCAAGCTGCGCCACCGTAGGGCGCAGTTCGGCACGACCCCGCTCCATGATCCAATGCCCCGCATACCCACCAACCCCGATCAGCAGGATCGCAAGCAGCAGGTACGGGAGGCCGGATCGGATCACTTGTGCGGAAGCGCCGTGTTGGTCACAGCCCGCAGGACGATGATGACCACGCCCAGCACCTGGCCCACGACCGGACCCCAGGAGCCAAAGAGCGGGGCCCACGCCTCAAGGTTCGCGGCCACGGTGGACAGAACGGTGAGCAGGACACCCAGCCACACCAGCTTGGACTTCGCCGCGCCAGCGGCCCAGTCCGTCACGGTAACGATCTTTTCGTCGGTCATACCCATCTCCTCAGCGCAGTTGCAAGAGCATCACAACACGCCTCACGAGCGAGGCGTATCGACTCCGCATGGTAAACGAACTCCGGCTCCAGAATGAGCGCGGTGCAGGCGGTGGCCTTCAAGAAGTGCAGGGGCGGATTCTTGGGGTCGCCGCGGAAGTAGCCCTTGCGGATCCCGAGATCCGGCTGGAAGTAGCCAAGCAGCGCCGGGTGCACCAGGCTTGCCGCGTCCTCGCCGTGCCGGGAGCCGGGCGAGTACAGGGTCATCGCGCCGCGGGCGGTCGGGGTGGCCGCGTTGAAGTGCATCTCGACCGCCAGGTCGCTTCGCTTGGCGCGGGCGTTGATCCAGCGCACCTTCTGACCGAGGGTGCCCGTGGGCACGACAAGCGCACCGGGTAGGCGCCGGGCGATCGCCGCTACCCAGAGCACCGCCTCGTCATGCTCACGAAAACCCTTCCAGACAGCGCCCGGGTCTCCAGCACCATGGCCCGCGGAGAGGAAGAGCGCCATCGGTCACTCCTCCTTGGTCGGGGTCTCCGGATGCGCGGTCTCGACCGGCACCGGCTCCCGAAGCTGCGGCGCCGCCTGCTCGCGGATGCCGTTGATCAAGCCCTCGACTTCCGCGAACGGACGCGAGGAAAGGTAGTTCAGCAGCGCATTCACAAGCGGGGTGCTGAGGGTCAGGTTTTCGATCGGCTTCGTCACGGTTCTCTCCTTCATCGACTGGTGATTACGGGGCCCACGGAACCGGGGGCGATACGGATGGCGGATTCTTGATCAGATCCACCTTGGCAGCCGCGGCGCTTTCCGTCGCGATACGGTCCACACCGTTTGCCCAGATCCATCCGAGCACCACCTGCTCCGTGAGCTGGGGGTATGGAACAAACGCCTGGTTGGTGCTTTCAGGAAGGTTCTGGGCGCCGTAGACGGATTCCGAAACGGCTCCATCTTCTGCAAAACACCGCCAATGGACGGTGGTCACGTAGTTCGATCCCTGAGCGGACTGTGGGGCACAGTCCATCTGCACCACTTTCCAGTAAGTATTCATGGGCTTCTCCGTTAAAGCAGTCGGATTATCGAGTGTTTGATGGTCTGCGCACTTCCAAATGTGTGCAGGACGCGAAGGTCCAGTCCGGAAGTGGAGATCGTGATTGAGGTACCGTCAGAAAGGACTGTCACCGAAGACGTGCTTGACGACACACGAACAACGGCAACTTCGTTATAGGTGGCGGGGGCCCCGCTTCCGCTCAAGGAGACCGTGACCAAATAGTTCCCGTCACCAGACGGAAAGTAATCAATGGTCGTGGTCGTATTGTTGGCGACGACATTTTCGTTTCTTCGAGTAGCGAAGATTCCGCCCATCACGCGCCGGTTGTTCGTGTAGTCGCCAGCAACGCTAGAGGTGCCGATCAGAGCATGTCCGTCGTCGGTGATCCGCATCCTCTCGTCGGGAGGGCTGGAAGAACCACCGATCCCTTGTACGCCAAAAATAAGCGTTCCGCCCGCACCGGAGGTTGCATTGGGGTTTTCTACGCTAATCGTAGCGGATGCGTAGGTCTCCAAGTTGGGGAAAAACCCCATCCGTGCAACGTTGCTGCTGCTGGCGGTGCTTGTGTTTGCGATGGCAAACGCGGTGCCGCTGCTTCCGTGAGCGCCGGCCGTCATAAGACCGTTAGCCGCTACAAAAGCCGAGGAATTGACATTTATGCCGGCGTTTACCCGACCAGACGTGTCAATGAACACTCTGTCAATGTTGTTCGTCAGAATCGCGACCGGCGAGTTAGTAGATGCACCAAACTTAGCGACTCCGCTAGCTACGAACAGGTTGGAGGTAGATGTTCCATCCGTGTGTGAGAACCCTCCGGAAAGCCCGGCGTTGTTGCTGATCTGAACTCTGGTACCTGGAGAGCTGGTGCCGACTCCGATCTGTCCGGTCGTGGTGAAGCGAATGCGTTCCGCCGGGCTAGAGCCGGTAGCGAACAAAACCTCCAGAGCATCAAACCGAAGGTTGGTATACGCGGACGTGGAGCGGTTGTATGTCTGGAAGATTCCGCTTGCTGGAACGAACTCAAAGCCGTTTGCGCCTGAGTTGCTGACCACCAGGCGATGCTGGGGAGACGTTGTGCCGATGCCGACGTTGCCTCCGTTCTGCAGTCGCATGATCTCGTCTCCAGCGCCCTCTGCCCCACCATTAGTGAACATGAGGTTTCCAGCGCCGGTGCTGAAAGTGTGCTGGATGACGCTGCCGCTGCTGTTGCCGTAGATGAAAAGGCGCGGATTGTTAGTACCGTCGTACATCCTAAATGCAGCAACAATCCCATACGAATCGCGCTGGGCGTCAATTCGGTACG